GCTTATTGTTAAGATGATATTTTTTATTTCCGTGAGTAAAAGAACACCCAGCGCACAATATATTGTATATCATAAATACTCTTTTATTTTATCTGCAATTATTCTAGTACCTTCTTTATCGGGATGCGTAGAATCCGTTGTCATCTTATTCTTCCTGAACCATTTTGTATTAAAATTTTCTTCATATATATATGTAATATTTCTTTCCTTACAATAATCGGTTAATTTAGTCTTATACCAATCTTTACAAAATGCATTAAGTAAAGGAAAGGAATTGACTTCATATCGTAAAAATATTAATTTAATATTACGATATCTCTCTCGAATAAGCTTAACATTAATATGTACTTGATCTATAGCTTTATCTAAATATTTCTCATGATTAGTAAAAATACCCTCCAGATGTTTACCCAGCCCGGGTCGACTATTTAGTACTAACGTATTCCATATATTATTTTTATTTAATGTTGTACCCTGGTACCCATGAGTTATTATTTCTTTCTCCGGGATGTTTTCTCGAATATGAAAATGTGAGTCTCTTTGCTCATTTAAATCTATAGGCTGGCGAGCCGGTGATGGTACTTGATAGATAAAATGTGTTAATTCTATACCTTCATTTTCTCGGACAAAATTCTCTATTAAATGTTTTGTAATTCCAGCGCCTGGTTCACCAATGTTGTATACTTTCCCCGGTAAGTAATCACAATAAGAATATCCGCCAAAATTATTACCTTCCGGAAGCCTCTCACATTTTGTAAAAGAGCATCCGGCGCTTAATATTTTATATTCTATATTCTCTTTATCAGTACTATTGAAATTAAAATCCCAATTACCACCAGGTACAAAAGTTGTCGTATTATCCATTACAAATACTCCTTTATTTTATCTGCTATTACTTTAGCACCTGCTTCATTGGTATGTCTCCCATCAGCGCATAAGCCATTTGCATTAAACCATTTTGTATTAAAATTTTCTTCATATATATATGTAATATCATTTTTCTTACAATAATCTGGTAACATATTTTTATAAAAATCTTTACAAAATTCATAAATTAATGGACGCGAGGATTCCTCGTATCGTAAAAATATAATTTTTATATCAGAATAGGCTTCACGTATAAGATTTACAATTTTTTCGGTTTCGATTAAACCTTTTATTAAGTATCTCTCTTTATGTTCAAAGACTTTTACTAATAGCTTATGTACATTAAGTTTGTTCATTTTAGTATTAAGTTTATGTTTGGCTGAAGCGTAAGGCACGCCGGTTGGGCCGATACCGCCTCTCTCTAATAATACTTTTAGTGACATTATCCAGTCCCAATATAAGATATACGTCCCATGACGGCCTGATTGGTCAAAAGATTGGATATATGGAGCTTTTAAAAAATCTTCATCATTTAATTCGGGCCATAAAATCTGTCGCGATGGGGAAGGTATTTGATAAATAAAATGCGTTACCGCTGTGTTCTTATTATTATGTTTTAACCAGTTAGTCAAACCCCAACTCTCAATACCAGAGGCGCTTCGAGCAATATTATGTGCGTCTATCATATCGGGTAAGAACACACAATACGATTCACGGCGGCCATTGAGCCGCTTTCGTCCCGGCGGCACGATTTCCTTTCGGTTACGTGAAAAAGAGCAACCATTGTTTAAGATAATCATAAATACTCCTTTATTTTATCTGCTATCAATTTAGCACCTGCTTCATTGGGATGAAGCCCACATTTGTTCTTTTTAAACCACTGTGTATTAAAATTTTCTTCATATATATATGAAATATCATTATCTTTACAATAATCAGCTAGCATGATTTTATAAAAGTCTTTAGTAAATTCACGCAGTAACGGTCTTCTCGTATCCTCATAACGTAAAATTATTATTTTTGCATTAGGTTGTTTTTTTCGAATTAAATTAACACTAATATCAACCATGGCTACAGCTTTTTCATGATATTGATCTATTTTATCAAAAGCTTGTAATTTAGATTCTCTTAATGCAACAAATACTGTTTCTGGGAAGCTGGGATTTGCTGACTTTCGTCTGCCAGCGCTCTCGTAATGGCCTTTGAAGTGCGCAGGGCACTGATAAAAATGGTTTTCATTAAAATCATTTAGATCTACAGGCTGTCGAACCGGGCTGGGTACTTGATAAACAACATGTGTTAGCTTTTCTTCTTTGTTTTTCCAAAACCATTTTTTAAAATATTTAGGAGTAATACCACCACCACATCTCCCGATATTCCAAGTTGTCCCGGGTAGAAAATTAGCATACGGATACCACCCCTCTCGCCCAAATTTACATTTCATGCCACCACCGCGGTGATCGGGCGTGTCAACAACCGGTTTGAAGCCATCTCGTATTGCTTTAAAATTACCGTGAGTAAAAGAACAACCGGCGCATAATATATTATACATCATAAATACTCCTTTATTTTATCTGCTATCAATTTAGCTCCTGCTCTATTGGGATGAACTCCGGGCTTTTCACCCTTACGGGTGATTTCAAGCGCACCATAATTGTTAAATTTAAACCACTGTGTATTAAAATTTTCTTCATATATATATTTAATATTGTTTTTCTTACAATACTCTGCTAACGCGGTTTTATAAAACTTCTTGCTAAATTCATATATTAATGGCCTTTGAGTATGTTCATAGCGTAAAAATATTATTTTCACGTTAGGTTGTTTTTTTCGAATTAATTTAACATTAATATCAACCTGATCCATAGCTTTTTTATAATATTGATCTATTTTATCAAAAGCTTCCAAGCTGGTATTCTGGCGTTTCGTTAAACGACAACCAGATATCTGCATCCATACCGATTTAAGGTCGTCCCTCTTCAGGGTGGATCTAAAATGATTTTCTTCATAATCATTTAAGTCTACAGGTTGGCGCGTTGGACAGGGCACTTGATAAACGACATGTGTTAAATTTACATCTGGATGTTTTTTAAAAAATATTCTAAAATATTTAGTACAAATACCAATACCGCGCTTTCCAATATTAAACGATCGACCAGGTAACATACTGGCATACGGATACTCATCATGTCCTTTGTGACAGTGCGTAAAAGAGCAGCCAGCACATAATATAACATATTCTTTATCAGAAGGATTTATAACCTCTAAACATACCGGAGTCTTTTCGATAAAGTGCATGTCTCCTAGAAGACGTGATCGTTTATAAACTTTATCACTTTCAGGTAAATCGTCATCGGAATTAGCTATATTATTTTGAAAAGCTTTCCACCAGGGACGCTCAGTAGCCATATAATTATTTAATACGTTGATTTATAATTCGAATAGGTTATTTTATCTGCTATAAGTTTAGCACCAGCTTTATTGGGATGTCTTTTATCCCATGTCAGTTTATTCTTCCTGAACCACTCAGTATGAAAATTGTTTTCATTAATATATACAATATTGTTTATATCACAATATTTAGACACAGTTTCTTTATAAAACTTTTTATGAAATTCCGCAATAAACTGTAATCTAGTTTCTTCATATCGTAGAAATATTATTTTAATTTCAGGAAATCTGCTACGAATAAGGTCAATATTATATTTTATAGCTCTCATCGCTTTCTCGTAAAATAAATCCCGACGATCCATAATATCGTGTATTTCTTGCATACTGATAGGAGACCTTTTTCCACTTTTTCCGGTTTTTTTATAGACGAACTTTAACACTGTCCATAAAAAATCTATATCGTATACTTCACTGTTTTTGCCCGGAGTTACTTTACCATATTTTTTAAAGATATATTGTTTTATTTCTATAGGAGCCGAAAAAAAATCATCTATTGTATAATCCTTACATAATGGTTGTCTTGTTGGAGATGGTATTTGCCAGATAAAATGAGTTAAATTTATATTTTTAGTTTTATTAGAATTTAAAAATTCATTAACCCGTGTTACATCAATACCAGAACCACGATCAGCAATATTATACACGCAATCAGGCAAATACTCACAATATGATGGACTCGTCGAAAAAGAACATCCATTGTTTAAGATGATCATATTAATAAATATTTATGTTAACCGTTGATTTATGAGTCTAGTATACTATAATGATTCATATGAACGAGGTTTTACTTCAATACGCTAATCAAAATCGACCACGGACTCTAGAAGAAAAAGACAATATTATCGATAATGCTGCAAAGTAATCAACTACCAAAAAGGGTAAATATTATCCTTATCATCATCTTTCATTCTCTTGCGAGAAAACCATTGTATAAATTGTGCGTATCTAAGTCTAATTTTAAACCATAATTTCTTCATAAATACTCCTTAATTTTATCTGCTATTAATTTAGCACCAGCTTCATTGGGATGGCGCTTATCCCCGGTTAAATGATTATTCTTAAACCACTCAGTATGGAAATTATCTTCACATATATACGTAATATTATTTTCATTGCAATAGTCACTTAAGTGTGTCATATGAAATTTTTCACTAAACTCCCAAACTAGTTGATCATGTCTTCCGGAATGTGTATACCGTAAAAATATAATTTTAATATCAGGCCATTTTTTACGAACCATAATAACATTTGTATCAATTACAGCTAATGCTTCGTTCGTGTAGTGCTCCACGTACGGTGCATCCTCTATAAAATCTCTCCACGGAGCCTTACCATCACCAAATTCGAAGATCTTCTGCTTACTATGAATTAGTCGTTTCCGGTTTTTTAATATATCAGGTATCGTCCAGTAAACCTTACTGTATTGATCTAAAAAGTCAGGCTGTATCATACGACCAAACGATGGTATTTGATAAATAAAATGCGTTAAATTAGTGTCTGCAGACAACAAATCTCCTTCATACCTCTTAAAAGGTGATTCACCGTTAATAAGTCTAGGTATTCTTATTGATTCGATACCAGAACCAGGATAAGCAATATTATATATTTTTCCCGGAATAAAGTCGCAATATGATACCCATACACCACCCCGTGTCTTTCTCTTTTTATTTTTCGGTCTCGTACGATCTGGTATGAACTTAGCATCATCAGGAGACCAATGTGCTGAAAACGAACAACCGTTGTTCAGAATAGTATACTCCATATATTAATATTTATAAAGTTGACTTATATGTTAATTATATTATAATGATTTATATGAATGAGGATTTACTTCAATACGCTAATCAAAATCGACCACGGACTCTAGAAGAAAAAGACAATATTATCGATAATGCTGCAAAGGCATATGAAGGTTATATGGATGCTTTAGGGTTTGATTGGAGGAACGATCCAAATAGTTCGAATACACCTAAAAGAGTAGCAAAAGCATTTGTAAATGACTTAGCAGAGGGATGCTATACAGAGCCTCCGAAAATTACTGCGTTTGATAATATTGATAAGTATGATGGTATTGTATTTCAAGGTAATATTAAAGTACATTCTTTCTGCTCTCATCATCATTTACCGTTTATAGGCGTTGCGCATGTAGCATATATACCTGGAAGAGATGGTAAAGTAATAGGCTTAAGTAAATTAAATAGAATCGTTGAATGGTTTGCGAGACGACCACAGGTACAAGAGAATTTAACTATGCAAATACATACACATATAGATGAAGTATGTGATGAAAATAATGGTGTAGCAGTATTAGTAGAAGCTAATCATATGTGTGCTTGTGTAAGAGGTGTTAAGCATGACAGTACAATGAAAACTGCTAGAATGTCAGGAGCATTTTTAGATAAAACTGATCTTACAAGACAGGAATTTTATAATTTTGTAAGAGATTTAAAATGTTCCTAATTAGGAAACACCAACTGCATTCAACTTGCCCAGCCAAAATTCCCTATTGTCAGGTTTAAATTTAACAATATCCTCAGGACTAACAGTAAACCCTAAGTTAGTTAAAATATCATATATATGCTTTATAAGATTTACAACATTATTCTCAAAAAACTCTTTCCCTACGTCTTGTGCACTAATTTCTCTAATATCATGAAATTCGTTTTCTCCGTAAGCCTGTTTTGATATATCCGTCCCATCAACACCATTCCGAAATAACGTTGCGTCAAATTCATCTGAATTCACAGGAGGATAATATGAGTTTAATGTATTCATTATTTCTTTAATTTGAGGCTGATTATACCCTGTATTCATTTTACTAACCTCACCTTTTATTATATACCCCTGACTCCCTATTCCAAAAAAAGGATACCAATCTCCAGCTTCCTTTCCACTAGTACCCTCTGATGATTGGTAAAACGCTAATTTTCCTTTTGGTAAATCTAATAGTACCATAGGTCTGTCACGACCATCGTCGTTATACCACCCTTTTGTTACTTCTGGATATACATCACCACTCAACATGTTGAGCATTTCGCCTGAATCACCGGGTGGTTGGCCAGTCGCCCAGTTACCTTCTAAAACAAATTGTTTAAATGATATCATAACGAATCAAATACCTGTTTAATTTGATTCAGGTCAACGTGATCTGGAATATCGTTCCGTATCAGATCAAAGTCATCGAAATTATCTCTAATATTACTGGCACTATAAGGCGTCCCAGACACGTCTGTAGTAACATCAACAGCTGTCTCTGCTGGATCAAGAATATTTAAACCTAATTCTTCCTTTTCGGCCCATTTCTGTGCATATGACCAACGCTTCCAGTCATTATCTTTATTACTAGCACCCAGTACAACTGTTGTATCTGAATCTAACGTCTTAAGAGATTCATATGCAGCTGTTACTGGAGAAGGATAATCAGAAATACTAATTGTTACATTATTAAGAGGTTCAACATATAATTCAAAAATTTGAGCAGCAGCAGTTGGAGTAATTATTCTACCATCTTTAGTCTTTCTCTCACTTTTAGCAGATGGAGCAGAAATTAAAACATGAACATGACCATCAGGATAAGTTTCACTATATTGTTTGACCATTTCATAATGACCTTTATGTGGTGGTTTAAAGCTACCGGGAACAAGAACGACTACTCTATCGTTTTTTTTTAACAAGTTTTCAAGAACAACATCAGCCTTAGACACAAACCCTTCACTTAATCCTTGATCAACAATTATTCTACGTACAACCTTAGCAACCTTTTTAGAAGTTTCCGGTATAGCATCCTTATTAATAAGCTCTCTTTCTGCATCTGATAGTAACACATCACCTAAATCAATATGTAATGCCTTACGAGCGAGGTTCACTAAAAACGTTTCTCCTTCTGTTGTTAACGGTTCAGCTGGCTCAACAACAGGTGGAGCAGGAGGTTCTCCAACACCAGGTGGAGGAATCGCTGGTTCAAATTCACCACCAGTTGGTGGACCTTGTCTTGGAACAAACTCATCCGGGCCTTGCTCTGTAAGCGCTTCACCATCGACGGTTGTTGAGGCCTTTATATTTCTTATTGCAGCAGCTGCTTGGTTATTTTTATCTGTTGCTGCGGCAAGTTTTTCCTCCTTTGAACGGAGTAACTTTAATTCTCCATCAGTAAGTTTCTCGCCCTTATCTTTTTTATTCTGGGCTGCGGTCGTGGCCGCGGCTCGTGGATCTGAGGTAGCTCCATCATCATTATTAGTCAATTCAGCAATTTTTTTAAGAAACTTACTCATCTTAATTATTTATAGCAACGAAAGCTTATTTCCTATGTCTACTAAGAAAATCAACGGCCTCGGCTGGTGTCAATTTATCTAACCAAAAACCTCTATTTATAAAAGTGAATTCACCATTGGGTCTTTGACTTGTTTGCACCGGCGAAAAACCTTGTTTTGTTATATAATGTATAAGTTCTTTTACTTTTGTTTTGCCTAATATTTGTCGATGGACTTCCATACTTATAATACCTATGTTGCTCAACTTCTCGCCAAATAACAAGCCGTATTCTGCTCCCTCTATATCACATTTCAAATAATCTATCTTATCACGGCTTACAAATTTAAACACCTGAGGCAACCCAATGGCTATTACAGAGTGTGAATGATCCTTGGATTTTTCTATATTATCCACAATAGAGCTTCCGTAAGGAGAAGATCTATTATTAAATTTAAAGTCAATTATTTTACCATCGATGCCGGTACCGTCTGCGCTTTTTCTAGATTTTGAAAGAGCTAAATTTAGACAAGTAATTTTATTAATAAGGTTTTTCTCTTGAACATTTCTTATAAGTTTTAAAAAATTCGGGTAACATGGTTCAAAGCAATATATTTCATCAAAATATTCTTCGTTTTGTATAGCAAAATATCCTTGCGCTGCGCCAATATCAACACAAACCTTTTTTTCACCATCGTCAGGAAGGATTGAAAAATCGGGAATTAGATAATCACCGGTCAGTTTTCTTTTGTTAAGCTCTCGGTCTCTATCATCATTATTTATAATTCTTTCCCAAGAAGCAAAAAAACCGTTTTTATATTTCCTCTTCTCCATTTATAGCAACGAAAGCTTATTTCTTATATCATTGAAATATGTTTTATCTAAAAATGTCAATTCATAGTGTTTACAGAAATATTGTAATTTACTAAAATAAAACTTACCAGTTTGTATCTTACTAAGTCTTCTCATTAACACTACAACTAGTTCCGCTGCAAAACCATCACATTTAAGTTTTTTCTTAAAATCCTTTAAAGACAGTGGTTCACGTATTACGATAACCGGGAATTTTTTAATAAAAACATCTAAAAAAGGAATATATTTTTCATTAAGCTTATTAGCATTATCAAAATATATAACAGGCTTCTTCTTATTATTATAACTCTTTAATACCTCACAGGTATAGTGTATAAAATAATGAAATATATATTTTTTATGCTGTTTATTATTAAATTTTAATTCATTGTCAAATTCAGATACCTTATCTATAGACGAATTATGAATACGCTCTATTACCGGAGTAAAATTAATAATATTAAAGAGTGAATTAGGTAACCTATATGAGAGACTCGGGCTTAGATGTGTGTTTTTCGTTAAGTTGTCTAATTCTATCTGCATTGTTCTTCCAAAAATCCGTGTAACTAGTTATAATATATTTGCTAGTATAACGCAAGTAATTTTTATATCGGAAATAATGTGATAAGTTTGTTGGAAATAAAATATAACTACCTTTACGAGTTACTTTAATAACTAGAAACCAATTGTCTTCACTTTCAGCTTGTTTAATCCATTTATTTAAAGTTAAATTATTAGTGAATAATTTATGATAATCAAATGTCTTATAGCTTTTACACTCGATCTTAAAGGAAGACATACACGGAGGTACCATAATATCTCCATCCATCATACGTTTTTGATCTTCCGTTAATCGATCAAGTCGGTGAAAATTAGCGCCTCCAGTATAGGCACCGGAGTTTGGAACTCTAATAAAATTCTCATTAAACGTCTCACTTAGATCTTTTGCGACTTCTCGCTCCCAGCTGTTACCTTTTTGTTTGGCCGCGCTCGGCATTATATAATTACTTATGACTTAGCTAGACCTTGCAAGTTTTTTCTTTTTACGCTTTTTCTTTTCCTTCTTTACCTTACCCTTGCGTTCTATAGTAGCACCTAATACATTGGGTATTCTCGCATCATCTGGTTGATATGTATCTCCACTATTATACTCACCTGTGCCTTGACCTAGCCCAGCTGAGGCAACAGTGTTATCATTTAATAATTGTGTAACTACTTGATCAAATAAATTAAGCGGCATATAATTATTTAGTTGATTTCTACATAAATATACTATAATAAATAAATGGAGATTGGTGATATTATCAATCAATACCTTAAAGAGGCGAGTATTGATACAAATTTAGATCGATTAGAAGTTACTTCCACTCAAGAACGATTGATTTCTAATAAACATAAATGGTCAGCCAGATTAATTAATCATAAAATTAATTTAAATAAATTTAAATCTGATCGAGCATCTCTCTTAGAGGGATATATAACTAAGTATCAAGAAGATGAACCAGTACGCGTAAATAGATCTATTGCAGAAAAGGCGGTTCAAAATAAAAACGAAATAAAAGCTATAGATTCAAAAATTCAAAACGAAGTCCTTATTATTAGCTTCTTAGAAAATATATACAAAAATATAAGCTTTGCGACAAATGATATAAAAAATTTAGTCGAATTAATGAAGCTTGAAACTCAATGATTAATATTACATTACGCTCAAACTCTCAAGCTATGTTAGAGGGTCCTGAATTAGATATTATCAGAGAACATTTTAGTGTAAAAAACGAAGCAGCTCATTTTCAAAGAAGATTCGGACGGTTTGTTCCTCACCGAACATACGCAATTACTCAACAAGGTAAATGTGATATTGGATTATTAATGGAAATTGCAAAGCTTTGCAAAATAAAAAATATAGAAATTAATTTTTCAAAAGAAATAAAAAATTCATTAGTACCTACATTACGTAAAGATAATATTATTGATTATAATTTAAATTTAGAATACAGAGAGTATCAACAAGATATAATCAATAAATGTATTGACATTGGCCGTGGCACAATAATATTAGCAACCGCCGGAGGTAAAACCTTAACTATGGCTGGCTTGTTAGAATTTTATTATAAAAACTATAGTAAAAACTTTAAAGGCTTAGTTATTGTGCCTGATTTAGGATTAGTAAATCAAACAATATCTGACTTCGAGCAATATGGTGTATCGTTTTCTACAACCAAATATACTGGGAAGGATGAATTAATACTATCTCGTAATATTATTATAGCTAATTTAGGTATACTACAAAGCTCAAAGCAAGATATCTCGTGGATAGAGCATATTGATTTTTTAATAGTAGATGAAGTACATAAAGTAAGAAGAGGTAATAAGATAAATAATATTCTCAAGAAAATCACTACCTCACACCGCTTTGGCTTTACTGGTACGTTACCGGACGATTTATTAGACAAGTGGAATATTTTTGGAAAGATAGGACCGCAATTATTTGAAAAAAAAGCTTATGAATTAAGAAACGAAAAGTATGTCGTACCCGCAAAGGTACACGTATTAGAACTAAATTACGACACACCATCTTCACAAATATATCATGGAAGCAACTCTAATGCGTACTACTTGCAAGAAAATGAATTTATACGCAATAATTGCTTTAGAAATAATTTATTAGCAAAGCTTTCAAATAAATTAGATAGGAACGCGTTAATATTAATCGACTATATTGAGCATGGTGAATTATTGCTTAATACATTAAAAGATATTTGTAAAACTAAACAAGTATATTTTATTCAAGGAGAAGTAGAGGTATCTGAGCGTAAAAAAATACAAACATTAATGGAAGAACAGAATAATATAATAGTTGTCGCTATTTCTAAAATATTTTCTACAGGTATTAATATAAAAAATTTACATTATATAATGTTCGCAGGTGGCGGAAAAGCAAAAATAAAAATAATACAAAGCATAGGCCGAGGCCTACGATTGCATTCTGATAAAAAAGAGCTTACAATCTTTGACATTGCTGATAACTTACGCTATGGTCAACGGCACATGGAGCAGCGCCTATCATTATATGACAGCGAGCATATAAATTATATTTTTACGCAGTATTATGAAACCAAAAACAAAAAAGAAAAATAAAAAAACATATTACGTTAATCCGAAGGAATTTTTACAACAATTAACAGATTATTATAAAACAGACGACTTAATCGATGATTTAGCTATGTCTGTTTATAAAATTGCTGTTGGTTTAAGTTATTCTCCTAACTTTATAAATTATAGCTATAAAGATGAAATGATTGGTGATGCTGTTGTAAAAATGATAGCAGCAGTAAACAACAAAAAATTTAGAATAGATTCTCCATCAAATCCATTTTCATATTTTACTACTATCGCCTATCATGCATTTATTAATAGAATAAAGAAAGAAAAGAAATATAGAGACACAATTAATGATTATCAAGAACAAGTATACGGTCAGCTAGCTAGAGATGAAGAAATAGTAAATAAACAACCAGTTAAAGATTACGACCGAGAATTATATACATAATGGTAGTTGAAAACAATAAAAAAATCGGATTCTTTTCTGATTTACACATTGGCATACATCAAAATAGTGAAAAGTGGCATGATGTTACTTTAGAGTGGGCAAAATGGTTCACAAACGAACTAAAAGAACAAAATATTACTAATTTGTTTTTTGGAGGTGATTTTTTTCATTATCGAGATGAAATAAATGTAAAATCCCTACATTTTGCCAATGATGTATTAGACTTATTTAATGAGTTTGAAATAATTATGATTCCCGGTAATCATGATGCTTATTATAAGGACAATTCTAATGTACATTCATTATCTATTTTAAATAATAGAAAAAACATTAATATCCTTGATAAGCCGTGTATACAAACTATCTTTAATAAGCAGGTTGGCTTCTGTCCGTGGGGTACAAATATAGATAAAATTCCAGAATGTGACTTATTAGTCGGTCATTTTGAAATTCAAAATTTTAATTTTAATAGTTTTAAAGTATGCGAGGCAGGTATTCAGTCATGCGACTTACTTAATAAGTCTAAACTCATAGTATCTGGTCATTTCCATAAACGACAACGCCGAAAATACTCAAATGGAGAGATAATTTATGTTGGAAACCCATTTGAAATGGACTTTAATGACATTCAGGATCAGAAAGGGTTTTATATATTTGATTTTAATGAACAAAATATAAAATATACCTTTATCGATAACAAAATATCCCCCATACATGTAAAAGTAAACTTAAGTGAACTTGAAAAATTAAAAGCTATAGCAAAAAAAATAGGTTGGGCCAAGATAGCTATAAAAATTATTATAGATAAAGATATAAAAACAAATTTAATCGATAAAATAATTGCATCTATAAATTTTGAAGCACCATTTTCTTTAGTAACAGATTATTTACATAAATTTAATATTGGCGATAATATTGAACTAACAAATGAACTTGGTGACTTGAATGTCAAGCAATGTATTATAGAATATGTAGACTCTTTAGATATAGATAATAAAGAAAAAGTAATAAACAAAACTGTGCATTTATATAATCAGTTTTCATAGTGTATGAAGTATATAAATTTTAACACAATAAAAATTAGTAACTTTCTATCAATAGGTAAAAAGCCAATTGAAATTAATTTTCAAACCGGATTAAACATAATTACTGGTGTTAATAGAGATAAAGAGGATAGAAGAAACGGTGTTGGTAAATCGACGATTGCTGATGCTATACATTTTGCGATTTTTGGTGAAACAATACGAGAGGTCTCAAAAGATTTTATTGTAAATTCTGTAAACAAAAAAAATACATATGTAGAGTTACATTTTTCAATAAATGAAAATAATAAAACAAATAATTATCGAATTGTACGTAAGCTAAAACCTACAAAGTGTTATCTGTATGTTAATGATACAGACGTAACTGAAAGCACTATACCTAATACTAGTAAAAAAATAAAGAGTATACTTAGCTGTTCTCCGGAAGTTTTTCAAAATTGTGTTATAATGTCACTTAACACTACATTACCTTTCATGGCACAAAAAAAGGTTGAAAAAAGAAAATTTATTGAAGGTATTTTAAATTTAGAAATATTTTCTGAGATGCTTTTAAGTGCTCGATCTGAATATAACAATGTACAAAAAAAGTATGAACATATTACAAAAGATTTTGACCACGCAACTAATATTTTTAAGCTTCTTCAAGATCAAAAAGATAAAATTCTAACTAACATTATTGAACAAAAAGATAAAATTAATGATAGAATAAAAATTATAAACGAAGATATAGAACAAAACAAAACCAAAATTAAAAATATAAACAGAGATTTATATAATAAAAGTAAAGAAAAATTAGAGTTTATAAAAAATAAATTAAAAGATATACAAAGCCAGCTAGATACTATTTCAAATAAAATTACAGAACATCAAACTGAAATAAAATTTTATAATAAACAAACCTCAAATATTGGTACAGATGATGATAATTGTCCAATATGCTTACGACAAATTACAAGCAAAGATAGAGATCATATAGAACAAGAGAAAGATAAAATTAAAAAAGATATTGATAATTGCGAACAAGATATTGAAAGTTTATTACAACAACAAAAAAACATTATTAATTTAAAAGAAAATAGTATTACGGCAGAGTCGCAACTCAACGCCTACGTCTCCACCGTAAAAACAGTTCATAATAATAATAAAATAACCGCTGCATATATTGATAGTCTTAAAAATGATCTTAATAAAAATAAAAACGAATTACAAGAAGTAACAAAAAAAGAAACTAATTTAGAAGTAAATGAACTAGATAATAAATTAAAAATCAAAATAAAAGAAGTAAATGAATTAGAAAAAACATCAGACAATATACATTCAGATTTAGAAATTCTAGAAGTAGTAAAATACATCTTATCAGAAGAAGGTGTAAAGTCGTTTATTGTGAAAAAGATTTTAGATGTTTTAAATAAACGCTTATTATACTATTTACAAAAAATGGATGCAAATTGTATTTGTAGGTTTAATGAATATTTTGAAGAAGAGATCGTAAATGAAAAAAACGAAGAATGCTCGTATTTTAATTTTTCCGGCGCCGAGAGAAAGAATATAGATCTTGCTATTCTATTTACATTTATAGACATGAGAAGACTACAAGGAGACGTAGCATATAATTTATTAATGTTTGATGAACTGTTAGATAGTTCATTAGATGAAAAGGGAGTAGAATTAGTGTTAAATATAATTAAAGAACGAGTTGATGAGCATAATGAGAGTATATATGTTATTTCTCATAGAAAAGAATCAGTTAAAGCTGCCTCTGGTGAAGTTATTATTCTAGAAAAGAAGAACAGTATTACTACTCGTGTGGATTTATCTAATAATTAGCGATAAATTTATATAATGATTGCTTCCTTTCATCAGACTCCTCGACTTCCATTTGCGCCTCCGGCAATTGGTAATCCATCTTTCACCTTACCACCACAGCAGCAGCAAACCATGCCCGGAAAATCTAGCCATAAAGCGCCAGATCTACCTCGAGGTTTAAACTTTTACGCAGACTATTCAGGGTGTGGCCACTGGAGAATGATCTGGCCAGAGTTATTACTTAATTGTTACGGTAAAGCAAACATACAAGGTGGTACTGTAATGATTGGAGATAAGAATTTCTACCAGGGAGTTAAAACAGTTCGAATTCAACGACAAGCAACTGAAGCTCAAGCAAATTATATAAAGTGGTTAAGTCAATTATCTAAAGAACTCAATTTTAAAATTATATATGAAATAGATGATATAATATTTAAAGAAGATATACCTCATTATAATAAATTTAGATTTGCATTCGAAGATCCAAAGATAAGACAAACAAGTATGGAGATCATGCAGTTATGTGATGAAATTACTGTAACTAATAAATTCATGCAAAACTATTATATTGAAAAAACTGGTAACAAGAATGTAACAGTAGTACCTAATTTTATTCCAAAGCTTTGGATGGATAGATATTTTGACCTGGCAAAAGTTAAAGATAATTATCAGAGAAATAAAAAGAGACCTCGAGTAGTTTATTGCGGGAGTGGTGCACATTTTGATATTGAAAATAGAATTAAACAAAAGGATGATTTTTATCACATTAATGATACAATAAGAAAAACAGTAGATAAATTTCAATGGGTATTCGTAGGCGGGTTCCCATTAACTTTAAGAGATTTAATTCAACAAAAAAAGATCGAATATCACGAATGGACTAATTTAGTAGATTATCCTGAATATATAAACAGGATGAACCCTACAGTGTTTTATGCTCCATTAGAAGATAGTAATTTTAATAAAGCAAAGAGTGATTTAAAATTTATTGAAGGATGTGCATTAGGTATTCCGACTATTTGTCAAGATTTATGTACGTATAGTACTGCATTTCATAAATTTAAAACTGGAGATGATTTAGTAAGCAAAATAGAATATCTAACTAACGATTATAAAAAATATACAAAAGAAGTAAAGCGAGCTCGAGAGTATATGAAATCTCGATGGATGGAAGATAATATTAACTTTTACACTGAATTATATTCATTCCCATACGGTGATCCAAAAAGAAAAAACCTCAATCGCTTAAACGAAATTAGTTGATTTATCATTTCATATTCTTTATACTATAAAGAATGTATAGGAACTTAGCATACATACCAAATCAGCGTGTCATGCGTTTATATACATGGGACGAAAACGGTGTTAGGATTGAAACAGATTGCCCGTATCAACCGTACTTCTATTCGGAGACAAATTCAAATCGATATGATGGAACGTCGTTATACGGTACAAAGCTTCGAAAACATATCGCTAATAGTGAACTAGATAGAAGAAAGAAAATTGAAGATCTTAGTGATCATAAAATTTATGAAAATATTTCTCCCTATCAACAATTTTTAGTTGACAGATTTTGGGAAATAAATGAAACAGATGATTTTACCAAATTTCCTCTTAAGATATGGTTCTTTGATATAGAAACATATTCCCCTGATGAGTTTCCAAAACCTGAAGAAGCAAGTCATATGATTAATGTAATTACAGTCTACGATACTGTAGAAAAAATGTATTTTACATGGGGAATTAATAAATATAAACCAAAATCCGACGACGTAAAATATGTTCACTGTAAGACTGAAACCGAGTTATTACAGAAATTTTTAGATTTTTATTGCAAAGAACGACCTGATATTTTATCCGGTTGGGCAAGTGAGGTTTTTGATATTCCGTATGTAATTAATCGAGTTAGAAACATACTAGGGGAAGACGCTACTCGGTTATTTTCACCGGTACATGATGAAATCATGAAGCCAATCTACCAACGAGCGTATCGTGGTAATTTTGGTAAGCAAACATCAAAATACGTGGTTGAGGGGGTATCAATGCTAGATTATCTTGACGTGTATAAAACCTTCAGTCTGGGCATGAAAGACAGTTATAAGCTAGATAACATAGCTCACATAGAACTAGGAGAGAACAAGGTAGATATAGGAGAAACTAACCTTGCAACGCTGTCTATCAATGATTGGGACAAGTTTGTAGATTATAATATTCATGATGTAAGACTGCTGGTTAAACTTGAAGCTAAGCTTATGTACATGGACTTGGCAAGAATGTTATCGTACATAGGATTAACCCCATTTAACGCGGCCCTAGGTACTATTAGTACAGTAAACGGTCGTGCAATCGTAGAAGCAAGAAAGTCAGACCCACCACGCATCATACCAACTTTTATAAAAGGGGACGATAGGTCCGGTAAATATGAAGGAGCATATGTAGGTGAGCCAAAACCCGGGTTTCAAGAGAATATTATATCCTTTGATGCTAATTCACTATACCCAAGTGTAATGGTTACTCTTAACTTAAGCCCAGAAACTAAGATCGGAAGCATTGTTGGGACTGATAATAATAAAGTATATATAAAGACAGTAAATAACAAAGATATTGAGATGTCTTATGGGGATTTTAACAAGTGGTGCACTAAGAACGAAATAGCAGTGACAAGAGCAAAAAAACTTTTTTCACAAAAAACTAAAGGAATTTTTCCGCGAATCACAGATCACTTCTATGATATAAGAAAAGGAAAAAAACAACAATGGAACGAGGCTCGTGAGGAAAAACATCAATTGTCTCTTAAGCTTAAAAAAGAAAAAAATAAAGATACAAAAGAAAAATTAACGAAAGAAATAAAAGAGACCCAATTAAAGATTGATCAGCTTTGGATCTGGCAATTCACTTTAAAAATTCTTATTAACCGTATTTATGGTTATTTTGGTAATAAAAACTCTGCTATGGCGGATGGAGACATCGCACGGTCAATTACGTTAACAGGTCGCGATGTCATAAAACAAAGCAATATTATTTTAAGAAATTATTTTAAAAGAAACACTAATTTAACTGATAAAGATCTTGAAAAGTCTGATCCGATCATTTATAATGACACGGATAGTTCATATTGTACTATTACTCCTCTACTTGACTACAAAGGTATATTACTACATAAGGATAATAATATTAACGAAGAAGTATATACTCTTGTTCAAGATATAGAAGACGATTTAAACGTGCATATCGAAAAATGGGCACGAAATACCTTGTTAACTAAGGATCCGAGGTTTGTCTTCAAGAGAGAGTCTATTTGTGATAAAGGCATTTTCTTACAAAAGAAACGGTATGTCTTACATAAACTTGACGACGAAGGAGTTGTTTGTAATAAATTTAAATATACTGGTGTAGAAGTGGTTCGAACGACTATGCCTAATGCGATTAAACCATTTGTGAAAAAGATTATTGAGCATATGATTATGACTGAGAATCAAAATACTACAAATGAAATCTTCGAAGAGACATATGAAATTTTTAAGTCATTATCTATAAAAGATATTGCATTTGTAATGGGTGTTAAAGAATATGAAAAATACAGCGTACACACTAAAGGCTGGGTAGTCAAAAAAGGAACACCAATTCATGTTAAGTCCTCTATATATTACAACAAGCTTCTAGATCATTATCATATTTCTAAAAAGCATGAATATATTAGCTCTGGTGATAAAATAAGATACTTTTATACAGTAACTCCTAACAAGTTTGGTTTAAATTCATTAGGTTTTAAATATGACATACCTCCAGAATTCGAACAGGACTTTAAAATAGACTACGAAAAAATGTTTGAAAAAATTGTATATAGTGTTATTGATAGGTTTTATGATAATGTAAATTGGAAGTCATTTCGACCAGGTCAAGCTGTTAATACAGACTTATTTGATTTCTTTAAAACACCTGTTGCAAATTAAAAACTTTATAATATAATAATTACATGGATATCATTACATACGTTGATAGTATAGGTAGGACTTGTTTCGGTGAAGTAGTAGAACGAGCAGATTCATTTTTAAGAGTTAAAGCACCAGCAATGATTATGGTAACACCGAATGACGCTGCAAATATGAAAGTAGATGTCATGCCATTATTTTTTACTGAATTCTCTAGCGGTGAACCTCCTGTCTTTAAATATACTACTTCTCAATATACAGAAGTAGAAGTCACTATTTCAGATAAAATATTAATACATTATAATGCTAAAATTAATGTTAAACAAGAGCCAACCCCAGAGCCAGCCGCTGAAGCTTTATCTGAAGAAAAAGTACCTGAAGTAACATTATTCGAATAATAGTATGTCAAATCTTGTCGATAAGGTTTTTGGTAAATTACAAAAGCTTAATAAAAACGCGACTACTCTTGAAGAAAATACACTTAGTAATGTAACTGAGTGGATTGATACCGGTTGCTTAGTATTAAATTCTATTTTATCTGGATCCCTATATGGAGGAGTTCCTAAAGGTAGAATAACAATTTTTGCTGGTGAAGCTCAATGTGGTAAAACTTTTATTTTAAATAAGATTCTTGCCAAGGCACAAAAAACCGGAATGGTCCCGGTAATATTTGATACTGAAGTCGCAATTGAAAAAGAAGGAGCTGAAAATGTAGGTCTAGATGTTTCAAATGTAAAATATGTTCCTGTTGATACTGTTGAACATTGTCGTAATCAAATTATGGCATTCTTAGACGGAGTTGAAGAGGAGCCAGAACTTCACGGAAAATTTATTATATCAATTGATTCTCTTGGAAATTTAGCATCCTCAAAAGAAATTGCTGATGCTGAGGCTAATAAAGGAGCCATGGACATGGGGCTCAGAGCTAAACAGCTTAAATCCATGATGCGTATTATTACATATAAGGCTGCCGTAACCGGTACAACTATTATATGTAGTAATCATACATATGCTGACCCTGGTGCACTCCATCCTACCTTAGTCAAGCAACAAGCTGGAGGATCTGGTCCTATGTACATGGCTTCTCTATTAGTCCAAATGGCTGCTAAAAAAGAAAGAACAGACGCAGCAAACGATAACGATGAAGCGTTAACTGAAAGCAGAAATTATTCAGGAGTTACTCTTCGAATGCTTACAGTAAAAAATAGGTTTATCCCTGCATTTCTACAAGCAGAAGCATATTTAAACTTTAAAACAGGTTTAGATAAATATTCTGGATTAAAAGAGGTCGCGGTTGCTCATGGAGTTATACAACAAAATGGTTCTACATATAGTATGGGAGATAAAAAATTAGGATACTATAAAAATTGGCGCAAAGATGAGGAAGTGTGGAATAATATATTACCTAAGATAGAATCTTCTATAAGTGAGCAATACCGATATGGTAAATCATTAGGTGACTCCGCTATATTAGAACAAGAAGATGAGTAAAGCTGTTGTACCTATTTCAGGTGGTTTAGATAGTTCCGTAATACTAAGCATAGTAGCACGAGCGGCATCAGAAATATATGCAATAACTTTTGATTACGGTCAAAAGCATCGTAAAGAAATCCAATTCGCAGGCTTTCAATTAATTAACTATGACACTATTGAACAACACAAAATATTAGATATACAATTTTTCAAAAAAATTGCTAATACTTCTTCTTTAACAAACAATAAAATTAAAGTCGCTCATACGAAAGATGTTCTAGGGGATGCTCAACCTGTTAATTATGTACCATTTAGAAATATGATGATGTTATCGATTGCTTGTTCATATGCAGAATCTGTTGGAGCAGAAACGGTGTATCATGGATCCGCTCTCGTAGACAGTCAAGCAGGTTATTGGGACGGTAGTGCAGAATTTTTAGAACAAATTAATCATTTAACTGCTTTAAACCGTAAAAATAGAATTAAAATAGAAGCACCATTAATTAATCTATCCAAAAAGGAAATTATTAGGCTCGGACTAGATAACGGTGTAAGATTCGAAGAAACTTGGACGTGTTACGAAGGCAAAGATAAAGCTTGTGGTTATTGTACTGCATGTAGTTCTCGTATACAAGGATTTTTAGATAATAAATTAAAAGACCCAATTGAATATGAACGAACAGACATTCCATGGTGAACTAGAATATTCTGATATTCTATTAGTACCAAAATACAGTCAATTAGATACTCGAAACGCTGCTGACACATCTTTTAAGTTAGGGAAGTTTTCATTTAACTTACCAGTAGTTCCATCTAATATGAAAACTGTAATAGATATCGAACTATGCAAGCAATTAGATGATAATAATTATTTTTATATTATGCATCGGTTTGATAATGTATTTGAAACAGTACAAAATCTTAACGACCTTAATTGTAATTGTGTGAGCGTTAGTATAGGAGTAAACCAAGAGTCTTATGACCAATTGGAAGCTATTATACTTAATAAATATAGAATTGATATTATTACAATTGACGTAGCTCATGGGCATCATTTAAAAGTCAGTAATATGGTTAGGTTTGTTAAAAAACATTTCCCTGATTCAATAGTTATTGCTGGTAACGTCGGAACATACGATGGGTTTCAATTTTTAGAAGACGCAGGCGCGGATGTTATTAAAGTAGGAATTGGATCGGGAGTTATTTGTACTACTCGGTATAAAACCGGTTTTGGTACACCTATGTTTTCAACATTATTAAAAATTAGCTCTCACAAAACAAAAGCTAAAATAATGGCAGACGGAGGGTGTAAAGAATTTGGAGATATTGCAAAGGCTTTAGTTGCTGGAGCAGATTGCGTAATGGCTGGATCTTTTTTTGCAGGTTGTATTGACTCACCAGCAAAACATATTAACGGGCATAAACAATATTATGGTAGTACATCATATACTCAAAAAAGAAATAAATTAAATTTTGTTGAAGGTAAACAAATAGAAATAGACTTAGCACCGGAATATAATATTAGATTAAGAGAGATTGAAAAAGCTCTTAAAAGCTCTATTTCATATGCAGGTTGCAAAGATTTAAGTTGCCTAAGTGATACAAAGTTCATACAATTAAAGTGATATGTGTGGAATTTTTGGCTCAACTGATATTAAAACTTTTAGAGAGTTATATACAAAAAACTCTGAAAGAGGTAACTTTGTACGTAGCGTAACAATGTTGTTCCCGGGAGGGATGAAAAACGGCATCCGAGTAGCAACAAAATACGAACAAGATTTTGACAGACACATAGAAGAAAATACTTTTTGTATATATTATCTAGGACATGTACAATCCCCTACATCAGAAATTAGAACATTTAATACTGATACTTCTCATCCATTTACGTATAAAAATACATATTTAGCACACAACGGAGTATTACAAAATTTTAATGAATTACAAGAAAAATATGAACTTAAAGGTAAAACAAATAAGGTTGATAGTAGCGTAATATTACCATTGATATATATGTCTGGTATTAAAAACGCGTTATCAGAACTTGAAGGTACATTTGGATGTTGGATGTATGAACCAAACATGGGTAGATTACAAATTTTTAGATCAGGATCAACATTATTTACTCATGATAATTCTTTTAGTTCTATTCAATTACCCGGATGGGAATTAGCAGAAGAAGGAGTAATATATGAATTTAATTTCAGTAAAAATAGATTCTTCCAAACACAAAAGTTTGAATTAAATTCTCCATTTTTTGTATGAAAACTCTCATAGCAGTCGCTACTGAACATACTGAGGCTAGCTTTAAAACAACTAAATTATATAAAAGCTTAACTCATCACGAAGAAAACACTATAACTACTTTCGACTTAAAGCCTACATATCAAAATACTAGTGGACTATGCGCCGTTTATAATAATTATCTTATCCCGGAAAATTTTAAAAAATATGACTGTATTCTTTTTGTACATGATGATGTATTTATTGATAGCATAAATTTCTTAGTAGAAATTCGCAATTCGTTTAAGCGAGGATTTGATATTATCGGTGTCGCTGGAGGAAGTAAGTTACAAGTTCAAAAACCTTGTTTATGGCATTTATTATGTAAGCCAGATACTATGTCTGGTATAGTGTCACATTATTATAATAATACAGATTATGCTCCTACAATCTTCGGACAAACACCTAAAGAAGTAATATTATTAGATGGTGTGTTTTTTGCAGTTCGAACAAAATCAATTTCTGAGAAGAAAGTAAAATTTGATACTAATCTTAAAGGATTCCATTATTATGATTTAAAATTTTCCTTAGATTGTCATTTAGCTGGTTTGCGCTTAACTACAGCTCCTATTCACATCATTCATGAATCACCCGGGTTACTCAACCACACAGAAGAATATAGCAAATCAGAAGACTACTTCTATAATGCTCTGTTAGAACATGCTAACAAACGAAAGTAATTACTTAGATATAGATTTAGAGTATTTAGAAAAGGTAGTTTTTAAGAATTGTCTTGAAGACGAAGTTTATCTAAATTCTATTATTGATAATCTTAATTATAAATTTTTTAAAAATAAAGATTTTCAACAAATAATTAAAATAATACAAGCTCTTTATCGAAAAAATAATAGACGGCCCTCTCTCACTGAATTACAATTATATTTAAATACATCTCAACTCAAAGAACACTATCAAGCAAGTAAAAAAATTACTGATGTTTTAGAAGTAGAATTATCTAATGATATATTACTTTCTTATACAGAGAAATTCTTACAAGAACAAGCTGTATTTAATACATTTCTAGAAATCGTTGATAATAAAGAAAGAGATGTAAAAAGTATTTACGATAAATTCTCAAAAGCATGTAATATTTCTATTACAACAAATGTAGGTCATAATTATTTTAAAGATGTAGAACAACATATTACCGATCTAACAACACGTGAAGAAAAGATTAAAACCGGGTGGGATTGGCTTGATGCAAGACTAGGAGGAGGTTTCCTAGAACAGGGCCGTAGTATGTATATTTTTGCTGGGCCTACTAATGTTGGAAAGTCTATATTTTTAAGTAACATTGCAAGCCATGCTGCGGCCCAAGATAAAAATGTTTTAGTTGTTTCTCTTGAAATGTCAGAAATGATTTATTGTAAAAGAATTACATCTAAACTTACTGGATTACCTGTAAATCATTTAGATGATCACGTAGAAGACTTAAGAGAAAAGGTAGGTAAATTTAAAATAACCCATCCTAGAGCAAATATGATAATTAAAGAATTTGCTCCAAGCTCTATTACACCTATCCAGCTTGAAGGTTTTATTAAAAAATTAATTAATAAGAAATTTAAACCTGATATTATAGTACTCGATTATTTAAATCTTTTAGCAAGTACATATGGTAATAATTCTTATGAACGAATAAAGAGTATATCTGAACAAATAAGAGCAATGTCGTATACTTTTGAATGCCCAATTATCTCTGCTACACAAGTAAATAGAACAGGATACGGAACAGGTAATAATGCAGGAGGTCCTGGATTAGAGGCGATTGGAGAAAGTTACGGATTAGGAGCCACTGCAGATGTTATAGTAAGTATTTGGAGAACAGAAGAAGATGAAGAAGATGATGCGCTTCATATAGGTATTATTAAAAACCGATTTGGTTCTAATACAGGTAGTACTCGAGTCTCTATAGATTATAATACTCTTACTCTTACGGAGAATAACGATTTAAATGTTAATGAAGATGTAAATACTGCGGAAAATGATGCTGTACAATTCGGAAGAGTGATGTAAATACCTACAAAGCATAGTGAGAGAGAGATCAACAACGTCAACATATATAAATGGAGACAAACCAGTAAAGACCGTAGACCGGCTTAAATTATATGTTCGCTTAAATGAAGAAGCTAATAATCAACCCGCATCACCCTTTCCAATTAAAACATTTACTCTTAATGAAAATCAATTAAATAATTCATTTAATAAACTCGGCCAAGTTGGCTCATCTCCCTCGAGAACGGTAAGCAATTTATTCTGGATGAATATTGATTGGCGAGAAATTAAAAAAACGTTAGGAGAAATAAATATCTTAGATTTTGGATGTGGATCGGGAAGTTATTTTAAAAAATTATATGAATGGTCTAATAAATCTATATCATCTTATACTGGTATAGACTTACAAGAATCTTCTAAATGGAAAAATTATACTAATGCATCTTTTATAAAATTAGACATTGATAAAAATATCGATAATTTAAAATCATTTTTCCCAGAAAAAATAAATTTCTTTATGTCTCAATCTGCGTTAGAACATATAAAATATGATTTAGAAATTTTTACACAAATAAAAGAATATATATTAAAAAACAAAAAACCTGTTACTCAAGTACATTTAGTACCTGCACCGGAAAGTCTTAGACTATATCTAACTCACGGTTATAGACAATACGGTCAAAATGCTCTTAATAAAATAATAAATCTATTTAAAGATTTTTGTGATATTAAAATCTTCGGGCTTTGCGGTGAAGATTGTAATAATCTTCATTTTAAATATATTACACAATCAATGTTTGGGAATCCCGACAAAAGAAAAACACACCCAGATAAATATAACGACCGATTAAAAAAATCGATTCAAGGAGATATGAAAAAACAATCAATAGATTCTGCTTGTTTTTGGGCTTTAAGAATTAATTACAAAGGATAATTATGACGACATCCAAAGATATCAATAAAAAATCAACACGACCTAAAATATATGAACGCAATCCTGATACTAACGTAATACGCTGGCGATATTTAGGAGAAGATCCAGAAGTTTATGGTTGGCCTCATTATGGCAATATTTTAACAGAAAAAGAAACAAATGATAAATAAAGACGAAATAATCTTTACCGACTTAGATCTTGATGGTTGCTGTAGTTATTTAATTTATACGTGGTTTAAGCAAACTAAACCAAAAGCTGTTACATTAAAGGTTTCTAATATCCGTGAAAAACTATTAGGATGGCTTAACTACAATAAAATTGAAGATTATAAAAGAGTGTATTTCTTTGATTTAGACACTACAGAAATTAAAGACTTAATCGATAAAGAAAATGTAATTATTTTTGATCATCACAAATCACATGAAGATGAATACTCCCGGGCAAAAACATTTATCAATACAGAGCAAACATCATGTAGTAAGCACATTTATCAAATATTAAATCATATATATCCAAATGTTAACTTAACTAAAGAACAAAAAAAATTAATAACGTTTGCGGATGATTATGATTGTTATGAATTAAAATACCCGGAAAGTAATAAATTAAATTTTTACCTCTGGTATACAAACGGTGACAAACTGCAAAATTTTATTAATGATTTCGAAAATGGGTTCTTTGGATTCACAAATGAACAAAATAAAATAATTAGCTATCATTTTTACAAATTTAAAAAACTAAGAGAAAGTATAGACTTGTTTAAGGCGAAACTTTCCATAGCAGGGAAACAATACGATTTTATTAGTACATTTGCAAGCGAGTATATTAATGATTTAGGTCAATTTATAATTGATAATCATGCATGTGATGTATGTATGATGATTAATCTAAAAAATAACAGAGTGTATCTACGTAGAAATAGAAATATTGATTTTAATTTAAGTAAGTTCGCAAAAAAAATATGTGATGGAGGAGGTCACGAATATGCTGCTGGAGGTATCTTAAACGATAATGTATTAGCATTAAGTAAACAATTTGAACCATTAAATGGATAGTCCATATACAATCTTAGAGCGAAAAGATATGATACATGTCTTTTTAACGTTATGTAGTTTTATTTCTATTTGCGAAAATAGAAAAATTAATCTCGCAAATGTATTTTTATTAGTTCTTAAAGAAGAGAAATACAGAGAATTATTTAAAAGGTCGTTATTATTAGATAGTAATTTTGAATTAGTTAAATTATTTTTACAACATGACCCCTATCTATATAAGAGTAAATATATAACTAAATATCTTAAGAAAAATGATATAGATTTATGAATAAATTATCGATATTTGAAAAAAATATATATAATATTTATCTTAAAACTTCTAGAAATAAAAAAGGATTTACCCCTCGAAAAGATTTTAACAAACTAGACGATACAAAATACGTTTTACTTAAGAAAATATCAAACACTTTAAAAAATAAAAAAATAGATCCAATTATATTTTTTAATGCACCATATAAATTATATTCAGAAAAATATGTACCGCTTGACTTTTATAGTACATTTAACGCTATTTCTACATATAAAAAATACACGACAGATATAGAATTAACAAAACCTGATCATCAATTTAATATTACTAGATTAAGAAACAGCTTTAAATTTATCTACGATATGTGTATTAAACATAATTTAACAAGTTGTGACCAATATCTCGACATACAGTCAGGAATATATCCTAATTTTATTTTAGATTTAAAAAATAATGATATTAATTATTATTCCTTATTGTCTCTTAATGTATCAGAAAAAAATATTAAGCTAGAAAAAAATATAGTTGAATTTGTATGTGGAAGCTTTTATAATACTCTAAGTAGTTTGAGATCGAAATATACATTTTCGAAAAAAATGAAACCTTTGGGAATAAAATTAACGAATACTATAAATAAAATATTAAAAACAAAATGACAACAAAAAATATGTTTGAATCAATTAGAGGAGCGATGGCTCAGACCGCGCAACAAACTTCAACTAGTAATATTATGCGACTAAAGCCAGGTAATACGTATACATTACGGCTTGTACCGTTTGTAAAGGATCCTAGTAAAACATTTTTTCATTATTACTCGCATGGATGGGTAAGTGAAATGACGGGACAATTTCAAAGTTCGATTAGTCCACAGACATGGGGAGAAAGAGATCCTATTGCAGAGGCTCGATATAGACTCTCTCGTACTGGTTCTGAAGAAGAGAAAGAAAAGGCAAAAGCTTTAAATCGTAAGGAAAATTGGCTTGTTAATGTTTATGTAGTAAAAGATCCTGATAATCCGGAAAATGAAGGTAAAGTGAAAATTCTTAGATTTGGTCGTCAATTACATAAAATTGTAATGGAGGCAATGGAAGGAGAAGATGCAGAAGAATTTGGTGAAAGGATCTTTGACCTCTCAAAAGACGGTTGTAATTTTCGAGTCAAAGTTGAAGAGCAAGGCGGGTATCCGACATATGTGAGTTCTCGTTTTGCTATGCCTTCTGAAATCGCAGGAGTAACAACTAGTACTATTAAAGATGTTTACGAACAAACGTTTGATTTGGAAAATGTTTTTCCTGTTAAAAGTTATGACGAGCTACAGACAATGCTCAATGAACATTATCATGGCGTTACAGAAGAGGCTGCAGCAGAAACTACACCAAAACAACCCACAAGCACTCCACCTGAAGAAGATGATTTACCTTTTGATGATTTAGATTCTAAATCAAAAATCGATTCTGATTCAACTCCTATTGATGATGATAAAGTTAAAGAATTGCTTGATACCTTGGAATAAAAGATGAACGAAGATGTCGCAGTAAAAATGTTCATTCATCAAATGAACGACCAAGCGAAAAGCTTGAATAAGGATATTGTTCAAAAAAGTGCGACAATGAACGATATACCTGTAAATAAGGAGATATATAAAAAATCTCAACCACGACATCAACAACAGCAACTCCCACAACAGCAACAGCAGATATATCAACAACCAGTTGCTCCTCAGCCACAAATTACAGGAGATCCCGCTCTATTGAATAGCTTAATAGAGCGGGTATCTGCCGTTGAAAAACAAATTAGTAAATTTGTGAGCTTAATTGAAAAGAGAATTGCAAAAAACGCAAAAGAAATTAATATACGAATCAAATTAAACGAAAATAATGATTCTACCAATAAAGAATAAAGATAATTTTATTCAAAATTTTCTTAATCCGATATCGAGATTAAATTCATCTGCGACATTAGATGTACACGATACTATATCTACTATAGTTCATAATAATTCTAATATTTTTCTTAAAGCAGAATATAAGATCAGTTGGGACGATCACCCAGAACAATGTACTATATGCTTACCTGATACAATAAAATTAATTAAGATTTTATCGTGCTTAGACGAAAATGATTTACATCTTGAAATAGAAAAAAATTGTATAAAATATAATAGTAATGTTAATAGATTTACATATCATTTATTTGATAGTAGTATAACAAAAGATACTGCATTTGATTTTAATAAAATTGATGATATTACATTTAACACTAACTTTAAACTTACAAAAGAAAAAAATAGTGCAATCTTAAAAGCACTTCCGTTTGTAACTGAATCTAGTAAAATATATATTAAAACCGAAAACACAAATGTATATGCTGAATTATCAGATAAAAAACTACAAAACGTAGATAGTTATACAACTTTGTTAGCGGATGAATATGATGGACAAGATTTAGATTATGAATTAATCTTAGATATTGAGTTGTTTAGGCTTATTTCTATATTAAATTTTAATGAGGCAATTATTAATATAAATAACCAATATAAAATGCTTATGCTTAAACTTAATATTGATAATATCGAACTTACATTTGTTAGTACGAGTTATAAAAACTAATGAAAAATAAAGTCACGACATGTGGGTATTTTATTAAACGTTTAAGAGATAACGGATATACAGTAAATAGAATTTTCTCAGATTATACATCAAATGATCCTCGGCGATGGACCATAATGATTAATCCAGAACAAAATGCCTTATATATAACGTGTTATGTTAATTATGATTGGAGTGGAGACTTTAAATTTGAACTAAATGACGGAAGTCACTTTAAGAATTATCAATTAAAAACTGACAGCATGGAAGTTATCATGACTAAATTAATCGAAAAGAATATTACACCTAATGAAAAGACAAATGCCAAAACCTAGGAATTTTGATAACTTATTAAAGTCTAGTATTAATGCCGCTGAGTCTGTCGATTCAATGGAAGAACAAGATATGTCGTTTATTAACGATTATTTAGCGGAGCATTTAAAATCATTTATACTACTTGGATATGACCTTAAAGGAGAAAGTGTAGTAATTGTTTCAGGTAAGACTCCTCAAGATTATGACGCTATAGAGACATTATTAAGACGAGTAGGTAGTATAGATTTCTTCAGCGACATACAAGAACAAAAGAATAAAGATGAATAAAATAGTTGTTTTAGGTAACGGTTATATTGGGAAAAAAGCTTATAAGTATTTTCTCGAAAACTTAGAAAATATATATGACGTAGTTCATTTAGCAAACTATCCATATAATACACCCGACAAATTAAAAGAAACATTATTTAGTAATTTAATATCCGAGTTTCGCGGATCACAAACTAAATGGATAATAAACTGTGTTGGGTACACTGGTGCTCCTAATGTGGATGCCTGTGAGGAGAATAAGCAAATTTGCTGGGATTTAAACGTAACACTGCCTACTATGCTAGCTCAGTTTTGTGTAAAAGATAATATAAAAATTATTAATGTAAGCTCTGGGTGTATATATGACGGACCAACAGACGTACAATACACAGAAGAAGACGAACCAAATTTCGGACTAACTAATCCTGATAGTAGTTGGTATAGTAAAACAAAGCATGCAGCAGAACTATGCCTGAAGAACTTTAAAAACGTTTATACTTTACGTATAAGAATGCCAATTTGCAATGATTTTAACTCTAAGAAAAACTATTTAAGTAAAATCTTAAAATATAATAATATTCTCGAAGAGGTAAACTCTAAAACTGTTATTGAGGATCTACTGCATGTAATTAATAAAATTATTAATATCGAAGAATTACCTAACGGTGTGTATAATTGTGTCAACCCTAATCCTCTTAAAACAACTGAAGTGTGTGACATCTTAGATAAACACGGACTATGGAATCCGAACTGGAAGTTTATTACCTATAATCAATTAAAGGAACATATTGTCGCTAATAGATCTAATTGTATTTTATCAATAGATAAAGTGAAAGAGTATGGATTAGATATGCCGTCAGAAAGAGAGTCGTTAATTAGAATATTAAGTGAAAAAGAAACATACCTTACTAAAGAATTAGCGGATGAAAGATAAAAGTATATTACTTATGACATATCGCGATTCATCCGCTGAATCAATATATCATGATTTATATAAACATACTGAGCCATATTTTAAAGAGTATGCTATAGCTAATAACTACGAATATAAACATATTTTAATCGATGATATAGAGCCAAATATATGCCGTCTTCGAAAACTAAGTCTTATCACAAGACAACTACAACGTAATTACAAATACATTATATATTCTGATATTGATATTGTTATCAAAGATCCTACTTATAATATATTCGATGAATCTAAAAAGTTAATACATAAAGATATAACTATATCATCAGATTCTCACGGGCTATGCACTGGGTTTATGATTATAAAAAATACAATATTTAGTAGAGTATTTTTTAACACATGCACTTTTTTAAAACCAACAACAATATCTGAATACCCACGCTCGCAAAAAAGCGCTGACGATCAAGAAATGATAAAACATTTGTATTTTGAATATCCACATATAAGACAAAATATTGACCCAAAATTAAGTGAAGGAGTAGTATCTAACGTACAATCATCAGAATCAAATATTCGCGATAGCTTTGCTCATCATCATTGGTGGAATTATAGAACGCAAGAATATATTGATGAGGTATTTAACACATTAAAACCATGAAAGATAAAAATATTTTAGTAACAGGCGGTTTAGGATTTATTGGAAGTCATTTTGTAGAGCTCCTTCACCGTGAATGTGAAAATTGCGAAATAACAATTATCGATAGTTATGCATATTGCGTGTCTGATAAAACAGAAGACTATCTATGGGACATGTATAAAAAGTCTAGTAATAAATTAGATATAATATATGTAAGTATTTCAGATTTTAAATTAGATAAAGAGTATGATTATATTGTAAATTTTGCTGCAGAATCTCATGTAGATAACAGTATCAAAGCTGGTGATATCTTTATCGATAGTAATTATGTAGGGGTATACGAATTATTAAAACAACTACCTGACAGTACAAGGTTTCTTCAAGTAGGAACGGATGAGGTATATGGTAGCTTACAGTTTAATTCAGACCCGAGCGAAGAATACAGTTTATTAGAACCATCATCTATATATTCAGCAACAAAAGCAGGAGCAGATTTATTAGCACTATCCTTTCACAAAACATATAAAAAGGATATTATTATAACAAGATGTACAAATAACTTCGGACCCAGGCAATACTCCGAAAAATTTATTCCAGTTATTGCTTACAAAGCTAATAATAATGAACAAATTCCAGTATATGGAAAGGGTAATAACATACGTCAATGGATATACGTCAAAGACCATTGCGAAAAAATATACAACGTATTAACACAAGGAGATGCAGGAAAGATATATAACCTTGCTCCTGACTCAGAATACCATTCAGAAATATCTAATATTGAAATTGTAGAGATAATTTTGACGATTTTGAAAAAGCCTAAAAAGTTAATTAGCTATGTTGAAGATAGAAAAGGTCATGATCTTAGATATAGTTTAAGAGATTCAGCGTATAGGGACATGATGATTCAATCAGGCGATCAATTAGAATTTTCTGAAACTCAAAAAACATTTGCCGATGATTTAAGATACACTATAATGTGGTATATTGAAAATGAAAAATGGTGGGGCAAATAATCTTATAATAGACGGCAACAATCTATTATACCGAATCTTTTGGACTAATAATTTTAAATTAGACGAATCAAACAGTCCAGGTCAAATATTTCTATTTTTACGATCTCTAAAATCTTATGTAGATAAATTTCAATCAAAAAAAATTTATTGTACATGGGATAAAAAATTAGAATGGCCTTCTACTAATTTCAGGAATGAAGTTATTACCGTAGAATATAAAGCGAATAGGGATGACGATAAATTTAAAGATGTACATGAGTATGCAGAAAAAATCCAAGAGATTATTTCTTTACTAGGTGTACATAATATGTTTCCGCTTAGAATGGAAGCTGATGACTTAATGGCTTGGTTATCAGCACACCTTCCTGGTCAAAGTGTTATAGTAACAACTGATAAAGATTTATTACAAACAATATCCGTTGATACTAAAATCTATAGTCCTATAAAAAAGAAAATAGTTACATTACAAAATTTTGAAGAATATACAGGAGTATCTAAAGACCAATATTTAAATTACAGAGCTGTAACAGGTGATAAATCTGATAATATACCTGGTATACCTAAATATGGTCTTGCTCGATTTAAAAAATTAGATCTAACTAAATTAACAGAAGAACAGCAAGTCATTTATGAAAGAAACTTAAAATTAATGGACTTATCAATTGGTTATGATTATTATCCAGATGAGGTACCTATATATGAAGAACAATTAAAAAAATGTAAAACTCATAAAAGTAATCATAATAAATTTATAGAAGAAGCAAAGAAATTAAATATGTGGTCTATTGTAAGGAATTATTCTTCATGGCGAGAATCGTTTAATAACAACGAAAATATAATAAATATTATTAAGAAGGCGATTAAAAATGCGAAAAGTTGAATATACAAAAAATCCTAATAATATAATGGGACCTGCTGGTAATACAATTGCACCTACAATGAGAGAAGTTAGAATGGGTGATGAAATACGTACAGAAGCACATTATACTGATCCTCACACCGGCCAATTTATTACAAAACAAATAGTTGATGTCCGATCAGTAGATGAGCCTAAATGACGTAATACCACAAGAATATATTGTAGAAAAATTTTATCAATATGCGGGGTATCCTAAGTATAAAAAATTAACTAACGTATATGAAGGTGGTTGTCCTGTTTGTAGAGAAGGTAAGTCTTGGAATAAAAAAAGAAGACTCTACTATATAGTAAAAGAAGATCATATTTTCTGTCATAATTGTGGTTGGAGTGGTTCTCCTGTAAAATGGGTCCAAGAAGTAACAGGTAAGAATTATATTGATATAATTAATGAATGTAAAGATATAGATACATTTAACATTCCTGTTGAAACAGAAGATAAATTAACTCCCGATAAACCACCACAATCTCTTCCTGGTGATTGTATTAATTTATACGATAAAGTTCAGTGCAGTTTTTATAGTCATGAACCAATGGTAACACATGCTATAATTACATGCAAAGAGAGAAGACTATTAACAGCAATTAATAAACCTAAATCTTTGTGGTTTAGTAGAAATGATTTTGTACATAAAAATAGAATAATAATACCGTTTTATGATAATAATAAAATCATATTTTATCAATCAAGAAAATTAAAACAAAATAAAAAAGATACAAAGCCAAAATATCTTTCAAAAATAGGAGCAGATAAAACAATATTTAATATCGATAAAATAGATAATACTTTAGAGTATATTTTTATTTTTGAGGGACCAATAGATAGTTTTTTTGTTAAAAATGGTGTTGCAGTAGGTGGTATCAGCAAAGGTAGATCTTGTTTTACAAAACGACAAGAACAACAAATAATTCAAAAACCTTTTCATAAGCGTATTTGGGTTCTTGATAACCAACACTGTGATGAAACAGCAAAACAAAAAACTCAATTATTACTCAGTCAAGGAGAAAAGTGTTTTATATGGCCTGAAGAGTTATTAAATTTTAAAGATTTTAATGATTTGTGCGTAAAAATAAACCGAGACGAAGTTACATCTCGGTTTATACTTAACAATAGTTATACTGAATTAAAAGGTAAATTATTATTATCTAGAATTTAATTAACCAGTCCAACCTGCTGGCCTAGGCCCAGCTATTTCATCCGCCCACGCTTTATCAGTAGCCGCTTTTGGTCCAGCTATATAAACAGCCCATTTCTTATCAAGATCAGACTTATAACCCGACGCCTTGGGCGCTGGCTTCGGCGGTGGAGGAGGTGCTGGCGCTGGTCCTCCAGGAGCAGCATCTTTGGCAGCCTCTGCAGCATCAAATTGAGCTAATACCTTTTCTGCTGCTTTTCTTTCTTTTTTCGCATCCCTATATGCCTTTTCAGCGACCTTCTCTTCCTTCTCATGAGCCGCGATTATGTCCGCAGACGGAGTACCGCCGTGCTCCTTTTCAATCACTTGCCAAGCCGATCTCGTCGCTTTCCAAGCAACACGTGCTTTTCTAGATTGGATCTCGTGGGTCTCTATTCCTCGTTGTAACTCCGCTCGTCTTCCTGAATTTGCCATAATATTAATTATTTATGTTTTTCTATATAAAGGTTTTTAAAAATTTGATTTAATCCTGCTAATCTCTCACATACATCTAAAACTTCATTTTTTGTAGCATCAGAAACATCAGCATAAATAGTACCTACTTTATTATCATCTCGTAACTTACCTAACACACTAGAAATACCACCATTAAGATATTGTAATACCTCATCAATATTGGTAATCCATTCTTGTAAATCTTCAAGTTCTTGTTGCTCGTTCGGGTTCTGATCTATTACATCTTCAAAATCGTCGGCATGATCTGGTTCATCTAAAGCATTTGCAAAAGATTGTTGATCGTCGGTCGGCTCCGCATCAATTGCTGGCGCAGGTGCGGGTCCGGGAGCAGCAGCTGGGCCTGGTGCATCAAATTCATCTTCTAAAAGTAAAGATAAAAATTTATTTTCAAACTTTCCCATGTAAGTATTTAATAAATACTTATGATGAAAGGCATACTTTTCGAAGATTTATATAAGTACACTAACAAGTATTGGAAAGACGTGAAGTCTAGACACGTTCGACCAACTACAAAAACATTAGCTGATATTGCACAGGCTAGTCCAGCAACTTATAATCAAATTTCAGCTGACCTTGTTCCTTTTCCAGGTGATCATTTAATTGAACAATTAGGTTCCGCTTATAAAAATATAGCGGATGCTACTGGGCTATTAGTTCAGCTGTTCGAAAATCCTTCCACCCACTTAGACGAAAAAGTTGTACAAGCCGCAACTTTAAAGTTGCAAAAAATTCAAGATCTTATAAAATCAGTGTCGGAAGATTTAGATCATGACGAATCAGATAGTTAAGAGTTTATTAATTTTAATTTTAATTTCAAGTTCAATTAGCGGTATAACAGTTTTATTTTATCCCTCCCTTACTAGCTTTATAAAAGTATTCATAGGAGCAACCGGGGCTCAAATACTGTTCTTTTTTCTATATAATAATATTCTTAGATATATCGCTCGCTTAAATTTAGAAAAAGAGGCGCTACATTTATCTCAATTAGCAGAACAAAATCGGATTTTAGCTGAATGTCAAGGATGTAAAAAAATGAATAATGTATATGTAATATTAACAAAGGACGACAATGAATTTAATTGTGAAGAATGTGATGCTCAGAATAAAGTAAAAATTGATATTAGTACTGTATTACCAACAACAATGATTTATGAACAATAAAAAACCTACTAAAGACTATTCACAACTGGCACGATGGTTGTGCTTATTTGAAGCAGTAAATATTATTGCTGAAAAAGCAGAAAAAATAGGACATACAAAAGATTGTCTAAAGCCGATTCCTATTAACAAATATATTAATGAAAGATATCCTTCTGTATTAAAGGACGTAGAATATGAATTTAGTAATAATCTCCATACACATCGTCGTTAGATCCATATTCAAAAAACTTCGCTTGCTCTGTATCTAAATCATTACCATAATCAGCATCTGGGTCAGTTACTCTACCCATACCAGAAGCATCAGTCACCTGTGTAGATTTCGCCTCAGGGGTTAATTCTGCAGTAGTATCTCCAGGACCAATAGCCTTGGGTAAGAACGTATGATCATTACGCCGAGCTCGGAGTTTAAATACATAATGACCTTGTAATTGATTTATCTCGTTAATACTTTCATCTAACCGCTCAGTGATTTCAAATATCTTACCATTTCTACCCTCAGGACGGTCATCACCGTATTCAATTAATTGAAATACATCGCCTGCATTTGGCTCAGCAATTTGTTTTTCATCAAAATTATGGGTTACCGCTCCGGTCCAATATCCATCAGATTTAGTGTCAGATTCAGTAATTGTTAAAGGTAAAGAGGTACTGGACGTTACTTTTGCTTTTTGAGTTATACGAAAACCATAAACAGTACCACTACTCGATACACCAGAAGTCTTATAACGATTACGCCATTCAGCTACAAAAACATCACTTAATGAACGATTAATAGCGACAGCAATGTTATAAGGAACAGTCTGTGGTCCCAGTGACTGAGGAGATACTATTACGTCAAAATGTGTTCCAGCAGCCACAGCCGCTGTAAACAATGGATCAGGACTTGCAGCAGCTGAACTCGCTGTTATGGTATGCGTACCACCAGATACTGATTGAAACGTCAAAGTATCACCAGCTGATAAAATTTGAATACCGGTTCCCTCAGCATCAATCCAAATATCTTTACATAACGTATCACCAACTCCAGGTGCTATAGCCGCCCGGGTCGGGTATTTACCATGCAGCATATACGACCCAGTATCTGGCTCAGCAAGCCCGGTATAATCAGTAGCTGACAACTCAGTTTCAAACGTTTCAATATCTATAATAGCTGTTAATTCATCATCTGACACTAAACCATATTGCGAATATGTTATTGCTCCGTCTGTTAAATCTATTAACATTACAAACGTAGCTTTTGGATAAAATCCTTGATATGGATTTTCACCATATACTTTATCAGTATTATCTATATCGAATTTACGAGCATAATAATTTACCTGCGTACCATATAATCTTACTTGCTCCTTCCACCATCTTTTATATGTTTGATTACGCTCATTATCACCAAGCGATTTATTATTAAACCGAATAATATCCTCTGCGTCACTATGATAGTTAACTGCCGTAACTGTATCTGTACTCCATGCCGATGCCATTACTTTTTAATAAAATATTGATTGTTATCAATATACATTGTTATTCCTGTATTACCTAAATTTCTAGATCCTTCTTTCTCAAGATCTGTAATTCCATATAATTGTTTTAGTTCTTGTATATCTTGAACACTTAAACGATGTATACCTGCTTGAGATGCTTTTAAGATTTTAAAACTGTTTGGCTCAGGTTTCGCCCGACTACTAGCAGGTAACAAATTTTGATGCTTTCTACCAGAACCCGTACTCCCTCTCAATTTGTATAAATTTTTACACCCTAAAGCTTCAAGGAATTTCCGAGTGAATAACATTTTAATTATTTAATAAAAAAAGCCCCCTTACATTAATGTAGGGGGCTATCAAAGGTACTATGTATTTTTATATATCTTATGTCTTGGCGTTAGCCTTTAACGGACCTTTACCGTGTTTCTTATCGCCCACGGTCTTACCGTCAGTGGTTGGTTTCCCGGTTGTAGGTGCGTCATCCGTAACCTTCGCATCACCTGTACCTGTGGACTTACCACCTAAAGCATCAGCCGGTAGTTCCGTGGCGTTACCGGCGCCATCAGAAGGATCCTTGCCAACGTCTTTACCGTCTGTAGTTGGCTTACCGGTCGATGTTTCATCTCCCTCAGCTACTGTCTCGGCACTCTCGCGAGAAAATCCCTCTTCTGGTTCCTCTTCACCATTAAGACCATTAAGTTCATCCTCGAGATCGTCGGTCGGGGCAAGCTGATCAGCCACTGCACGAATAGCATCCGCTTGATCAGGAGTTAACGTTACAGTGATGTCTTCACCACCCTCATCGCCAAACTCATCATCACCAACTGCGATTCCATCATCACCGGGTATACCTAGCTCAGCACCGAAATCGTCGTCTTCACTCATAACTTGCTCATAGAGCTTATCAAATATTGATTTATCTTCTGACATAATATTACCTTTGTTAGAATTATTTATACTATCCTTAACTACTTTCTCTTCTTTTTCAGGATTTTTTTCTTTTGCGTTTTCGTCTGCCTTGTCTGCTTCTTTTGGCTCTTGTACCTCGCCATCAATATTTTTTGTAGATGATTCTTGACTTGTAGAATCTTCCTCATCTACTGGTCGTTGTTTCTTTTTATCTAGTTTCGGACCAACACCTTCATCCGGTTGGTCAAACGACGTTCCATCTTCTTCATTTAATTTAGATTTTAACGAAAATCCCTTGCCACTTGAAGATAAGCGACTTTCATACTCATCCATTATATTTGTAAAATTCATAACTTTCTTTTTTTCCTTTAATGTAACTAACTTTCTCTCAACTCTAACTGACTCTTTCTTTACAACATTATCTCTTTTAACCGCAATTCCATCACCTACCGCAGCAGCTTGGACCCACTCTCCATCAACGTTAAGAACTACAAAGTCGTCATCCTCACCTTCAACCTCTACTATATCTCCAACATCTAATGGCTCATCATCTAAATAGTCACCACTATGACGCGAAGGATCACCGAAATCTGCCTCATCACCAAAATCTGGTCCAAGATCTTCCTTTAACTTCTTTGACTTGATCACTTCAATATCATCATCACCCGTTTCGTCGCCTGCATCGGCAGCGGGAGGTCGTTCGTGTCTCTTCCTCCTTCTGTTTTTGCGACCTTTCGCGGTCATTGATTTCCCTGTACCGTAACCCTTTGAATTCTGTTGCGTTCCGCGGCGTGAAGGGTCTACCTTGTAGTCGCCCTTCGCTTCAGTCACGACTTCTTCGGACTCTGTAGTATCGTCAGCATCTACCTTTGCCGTAGATTTGGCAAAGGCTTCATTAATAGAGTTTAAATCTCTGCTGTTCATGTAAATATTTATAGTGCCGAGGCTAAAAAAGGACGATAAATTTTATTTAGGTAATACAAATCTACCTAACCCTAATATGGAGTACGAGTGGACTCCCGAGATGGTAAAGTCTCTTAAGAAGGCGAGACAGAATATTCTTCATTTTGCAGAAAACTTTTTTCACATTGTTAATCTCGATCAAGGCAAAATGTTAATAACTTTATATTCTTATCAAAAAAGAGTATTACGTAGTTTAAGAGATTATAGATTTGTAGCCTGTTTAGCTAGTAGACAGACAGGAAAAACTACTATGATGACAATTTATGCTTTATGGATTGCTTGTTTTCAAGACGATCAACGTATATTAATTGTTGCTAATAAAGAACAAACTGCTATTAGTATTTTTTCACGAGTTAGACTTGCATACGAGAATTTACCAAATTATTTAAAACCGGGAGTTGTAGAGTATGGTAAAACTTCTATGAAATTAGCCAATGGTAGTAGTATTGGTATTAGTACTACAAGCTCAGACGCTGGTCGTGGTGAATCTGTTAATGTACTAATTTTAGATGAGTTAGCGTTCATCCCAAATAATCTCGTTGAATCTTTTTGGAAGTCAGTATATCCTATTATTTCTGCCTCAACAAAATCTAAAATATTTGTAGCATCTACTCCAAACGGTAGTGGTAATTTATTTCATACATTATACACAGAAGCAGTAAAAGGAATAAACAACTGGCAAGCAGAAAAAATATTATGGCATGAAGTTCCTGGTCGTGATGAAAAATGGAAACGTGACACAATTAGATCTATAGGCAGTGAAGAAGCCTTTGCGCAAGAGTTTGATTGTAAGTTTCTCGATACTGGTGATTCATTTATTGATGAAATCTTTTTTGAAAAATTATTTGCAAAGACAACCGAACCCACTTATGTGTTCGATGACGGTTGTTATAAGATATGGACTGAGCCCGATAAAGATCATTTATATACTATTGGAGTTGATGTAGCAGAAGGAGTTGGTCAAAATTTTAGCGTTATACAAGTCTTAGATATAACTGACTTACAAGATATAAAACAAGTCGCAGAATATGCATCTAATGAAATCAATCCATTTGAGTTTACTACTAAGGTCCGTGATATATGTTATCACTGGGGAGCACCTCCGGTATTAATAGAAAGAAATAATTGTGGTAGTCAGGTGGTCGATAATTTATATCACCAATATAATTATAAAAACATAGTTAATTGGTCTCCTAAAATAGGTCAAATAAAATATGATAGGATAGGAGTGTATGCTCATACTAATACCAAATATAAAGGTATTACTAATATGAGATATTGGGTTAATGATATTAAGTGTGTCGATATACAATCAAAACCTGCTGTCGTAGAAATGAAAAATTTTGTAAGATATCCTAATGGGTCTTGGGCCGCACAACCTGGATTTGAGCATGATGATAGAGTTATGGCAATGGTATGGGCATTATTAATATTAGAAAATAGTGTTATACAAAAATATTACAATGTCCTAGAAATTGATGACAATCAACGACCCGCAAAAATAGAACTAGGACCATATATCGATCAAAAGTTTAGCAACTTCTTGCAAGAGTATAAAATGCAAAATATTGACGATACCTGGAAACCACATGAAGTTCACTTTACAGATATAAATATTTTTAATCAAGACGATGGGCCTAACTATAATGCAGATATGGACGAATTAGAAGCACAAGGATATGTTAAAGTATGAACCAAGCACCACTTAATAAAAATAGACAAGATAAATTTATACTAGTTTTAAACTTACCCGACGGTATAAAAAATATTGTAGATAATATAACTAGAAATACAAATAGAATTGACGCTAATAGCTTAGAAATTAGTATTGCTGGAGCTGTTACACCTACTATTAGTATACCTGAAAAAACTGTTCCATATGGAGCACAAACTATAAAAGTTAGCTCTCACACGCGCCCAGCATATGAATCTCTAAATTTAGATTTTAAAATTGATAACGAATTTAAAAATTATTGGGCAATATATAAATGGCTTGATATTATTAATGATATTAAAACTGGTAACTTTAATGAAGACGATATTATAAAATATAAATCAGCTCAAGAGTTATCAAGCCCTTCTCAGCAACTTCCTATATATTCATCTAATTTAACAGTATTCGGTTTAGATGAATATGAAAACAGAAAAATTCAATGGGACTATATTGGAGCCTTTCCAACTAAATTAGCTGAAATTAAATGGAACTATGCTATTAGCGAAGAAATTACTTCATCGGCTACTTTTGAGTTTACAAGAATAGAAGCAAAATTAATTTGAGTATTTTGCATAATACTCGCACGATTTTGAAAAAATTATTATAAGCAATATTACCGCACCTATAATAATAGTATACTTAAGATCATCTCCTGGGAACCATTTCATACTAAATGCCTACCAATAACTATCCCATTTATTATAGCAATAATTATTACAGTTATAGTCCAAATGATTTTTTGCTTTTTATTAAGCATCATCATCATCACCTATCCCTTCTACAAGACAACCATCCGTTTCTTCTCCCTCATCAAGATCATGTTGTCTATATGCATATAAAAGTATTCCGTACCACTGGTGGTATGGAGCATCGGGCCCGACCGGGTCTTGAATCCAATGTTCATTTCGGTGTACAAGGCCCCTTGCACGAGATTCGCGTTTATTATCTGGCATCACCATCATCCCCGATTGCGTCGACTGGACAATTCTCCATAGCCTCTTTACATAACTTCTCTTCTTCTTCGTTTTGAGGTTGCTTGTAAACATATGAATAACCTTCCTCTGTCTGTCTGGTAAAATTATCTCTTGCTGTTTCGCGACACAAATCACAATCAATACATTGCGTATCTACATAATATTTTCCTACTATGGTTTCAGATACCTTATCGTCAACATCTGCCATAAAAATATTTAATCAAAATAATAACTCATTACAATATTTGTCTTATACGAACATGCAGGCATTTTATTGACAATTTTTTGTAATTCTTCATATTTAATATTACCCTGTTTCCATGACTCTCCTTCAATACAACCAATCATTGTATTAGTTCTATCTTGTATAGACTTTACATACATGGAAGCAGCAAACATTTCATCCGGATTCCCGGTATCAAACCAGGCATAATTACTATTTAAACTACTATGACCTAGTACATTATCCTGTAAATAACTTTTATTTAAATCAGTAATTTCTAATTCACCTCTCGCAGATGGCTTCAACGCGCGCGCTCGCTCTCCTGCTGTATTATTATAAAAATAAATACCAGTTACTGCTAAATTACTCATCGGACAATCTGGTTTTTCTTCTATAGAAACTATTGTTTCAGTTGCATCAAGCTCTATAACACCATAATCAGATGGATTTGAAACCTTATAACTTACAACACAAGCCTTATTACCATTATTAAGCTCCGGTTTACGTATACCAGTAAAAATATTATCTCCTAAGATTAAACATACATCATCATCCCCTTGCCAAGCTTCAGCAATAATTAATGCCTCAGCTATACCAGCCGGATACATTTGTACTTTTAAAGTAAAATTAATCCCTAAATATGGCCGCGGCTTATCTGCTTGATGAAACAAATATAACAAATGAGGGTATGCTTGAGCATTTGTTATAATCATTATATCTTTTATCCCTAATTTTATTAAAGTTGATAGAGGATAATAGATAGTAGGCTTATCGTAAATTGGTAAAAGTTGCTTTGAAACCGTTTTTGTACTAGGATAAACTCTTGATCCAGTACCGCCAGCTAATATGATGCCCTTCATATATTTATATTATAATGCTAATTTCGCCAAATCAACTAAAATATGTCCACGGAAAACAATAAATAATTGTAAAGGTTTTACTATGAGTAGACGAACAATTCAATCACCAGGTGTAGAAATAAGGGAAATCGATTTAACACAGCGTCCCGCTGCTGCAGTAGGAACAAGTGTATTTATCGCCGGATTCTCTGATCAAGGGCCAACAGATGAAATTTTTAATGTTGGTACGTTCGCAGAGTTTCAAGAAATTTACGGCAGTCCAACAAACTCCGCCGAGAGATATTTTTATCATTCGGCGCGACAAGTGTTTAATAGCGACGCCAATGT